CAGCCCGTTGCGGCCGTCATAGAGTTTCTTCCCGCGGATCAGCGCCGAGACGTTGGGCAGCCCTTCGGTGTAGACCTGCGGCGTGTAGTTCGTCTGCGCGCGCAGGTAGGCCACGCCCTGCAGCCGGTGGTCGCCCGTCCACTGCCCGGCGCTGGCCGCGATCAGCGTGGCCATGGCGGTCTGTGACGTGCTGCCGATCTTGCCCTCGATGTGCGCGACCGGCTGCCCGTTTTCCATGTACCGGCCGCCGGTAGTCGGCTGCGAAAAGTCGGTCGTTGCCGGCAGCGCGGCGCCGAGCGCCAGTTCGTCGTCGTTGAAGTAGACCTTCTCGAAGGCGTCGATCTCGTGGCCGGCCAACGGCACGACCCGGTGCAGGAACTTGTTGTCGGAGCCCTCGCTCACCGCATAGACCAGCGGGCCGCTGACCCGCGCGCGGCCGTAGACCGTGCGGCGCGGCGCCACGGCGGACTGCAGCGTCACCGTCAGGTCGCGCGACTGCGACGAGGCCTTCTTCTTCGCCTTGCGCGCCTCGAACGATCCGACCGCGATCGAGGCGGCGGCGGCGACCAGCTGCGCAGCAATGCCGACGCCGAGCGCGGCCTGCGCGCCGGCCAGCACCAGCAGGGGAATGGCGGCCGGCATGTCAGCGCACCGCCCAGGCGGCGATCCAGTCGCGCGCGGCCAGGCGCTGCACGCCGGTGCTCATGGGCGCCAGAGCGTTGGCGCCGACGACAACAGCTAGCGCCGGGTAGCCCTCAACGTTGTGCAGCACCACGTCGCCGCGCTGCGCGAACAGGATCTCGTGTTCCGGCAGCGGCTCGCCGAGCCGGCGCGTGACCGCCGCGCGCAGGCCGCCCTCGGCCTCGAGCACGCGCAGGGCGCTGCGCAGGCAGGCGTAGGTGCCGCGCAGGTCCGCCATGCGATCACAGCCGGTGATCGCCTGCACGACATCGGCCGCAAAGGTGCAGCAGTCGAACTTGCCCCACTCGAACCGCGCGGCCAGCGCGTTGGCGACCAGCGTGTTGAGCCGCGCCTCCCACTGCGGGTGCCTCATCCGCGCCCCCAGCTGATGACGCGGCTGGCGGATTCAGTCACGAACTCGAAGCCGCGGTCGGAGGGATAGTCGAGCCGCTGGTCGGCGTCGGTGTAGCGGCGCACGCGCGGGCGGTCCCAGGCGGCGAGTTCGTTTTCCAGCCAGAGGGTGATGGCGGCCTCGGTGCCGTCGGCCGCTTCCATGTGATCCATGCGGCCGGAGAACACCAGCAGCGGGTCGGCGATGATGGCGCCGGCGTCGTTGATGAACGCCGCCCATATCTTCGCGGCACGGCCCTGGTAATCCTCCTGCAGCGCGATGCTGATGATCGCGCTGTCGACGCCGGAGAGTTTCAGCTCCACGCCATTGGCGGCGAGCGACGTGTCTTCGCGGATCGGCGCCACGCTGCCGAGCAGGCCCACGCCCGTCCACGAGTAGCCGTTCCACGCGACGTCGTGGCCCGCCGATGTCAGGCGCAGGAAGCCGCTGGCGAAGTCCAGCTCGACGAACAGCAGCGCCGTGATCTGCGGCTGCGCGACGGCCGACAGCACGCCGGCCGTGACGGGGCGGGTGCTCACAGGAAGGCCTCGATCGCGTCGAGCGTGAAGTCGGCGTAGCCGCCGGGGCCGACCGTCAGGCCGGCGTAGTCGTCCACCAGCATGAAGGTGCCGAGCGGCTTAACGAACGAGACGGCCGCGCCGTTGGGTGGGGAGGCGCGCAGCGGAGGAGTGAATCCAAGCGTAATGTTGCCGCCTACGTCCGTCGACGTTGCCGCCGTGATGCGCTTTAGCTCGCCATTGACGGAGAAGAAAGCGCCCGGCCATGCGACCTGTTGGTGCGTGGCGGTGCACAGCAGCGTGGTCCCTGTCTGACCGCCCCCATTTACTGTGGCCTGCGTGATGTAAATCGTATTGACGCGCATTCCAGCCCGCTCCGTGACGGACTCGGGCGGGTAGAACGTGAAGCGACCCGCGCGACCGTTAAGTTGCGCGAGGAACGCCTCGATGGCGTGGCGATCCGTCAGCGCCTGCGGCGCACCGCCAAGATATTGGTATTCTGGCGACAGCGCCGGCCACGTGGCCGTAAACCGCCACCGCGCGCCGGGCGTTGCCAGCGTGCGGACGGAACCAGACAGCGGCGAGGCATGGGTCAGCGTGGACGACTGCAGCCCCCACGTGATCGACGACGGCCCGCGCCGGGCAAGCTGGTCAGCCGGGAATGCGATGGTCGGCATGCCTACACCCGCGCCAGCGCGCCGCGGCGCGCCAGTTGGTTGCCGACCTCGCGCACCGTGGCGGCCTTGTTGTTCTCGAGCATGGCGCGGATGGTGGCGATGTCGCTGCGCGCGTCGATGCTGTTGTTCTGCACGATGGTGACGCCTCCCATGCCGCCGCCGCTGGGCACGATCTGCCCGCTGACGGAAGGCACGAACAGTTCCGGCCCGCGCTCGCCAACCACGTAAGGGCTGCCGGCGAACACCGGCCCGCCCATGGCACGGCCGGGCAGCAGTTGCAGCAGCGACGAGAAAAGCCCGCCGATGCCCTGCCCGCTGCTGCCGCCGGTGGTGAGCAGCTCCCGCAGCCGCTTGAGCAGCGGTTCCATGATGAGGATCTTGGTGATGGTCTGCGCGATGTCGTCGCCCAGCGCCTTGAAGAAGTTGCGCGCGGTCAGGTCGCCGTCGGTGAACAGGCGCGAGACGGCGGACTCGAACACGAGGCCCAGGTCTTGCCCGAGCTTCTTGCTTTCCTCGAGTTCGCGGTTGAACGCTTCCACCTGCGCGCGGGCGCGGGCGGCGTCCCGATCTTCGCGCTCGCGGTTGGCGCGCAGGCCTTCTTGGCGGTCTTCCTCAAGAATCTGCGCGGCCAGCTCAGCCTGGCGGTTGTATTCCGCCAGCGCCCCGGCGGCGCGCTTGCCGGCGGCGGCCTCCTCGTCGAGCGTGGCCCGGAGCCCGGACTGCTGGAACTCGCGCCGCGCCTCGGCCGCAAGTTTCTCGAACTCGGCCAGCTTGCGCAGGGCGTCCGGGCTCTGCGCCGTCGGCGCCTGCGGCTTGTATTCCGGCGGCCGGATGAAGATCGGCAGGCCGCTGGCGTCCTTGATCGGTTTGAATGCTTCCTGAAACGCCGGGTCGCTGGTTTCCTTCTTCAGCTCGCGCACCAGCTTGAGGATGAAGTCGAGGGCGACGATGCGAGGATCGCGCAGGAAGTTGGTGTCTTTGCCGGCTGCAAACGCCGCATTGAGCGCCGGCAGCAGCCCGCCGAGCAGTTCGTTTTTCAGCCGCGTGATGCTGACGCTGAGTTCGTCGAACTGTTGATTGAGGCGCTTGCCCTGCTCTGTCAGCTCGTCTGTCTGCCCGACATACACGCGCAGCGCCTCGCTGCCCTGGTTGAGCAGCGCGGCGGCCTTCGGGCCGAGTTTCTCGTTGGCCAGCTCAGCGCCGAGCGCGGCCTTGGCGGCGTTGTTCTCGAAGGTCTTGAACTTGTCCGAGAAGTCGCCCAGGACCGCCAGGCCGGAGCGCGCCTTGCCGGCCTCCTGAAACGCAATTCCGAGCCGCTTGAAGAAGTCGACGGCATCCTTGTTGCCGCTGACGGCCGCCGAGATCTTCAGGTTGACCGAGGTCAGCAGCTTGTCGACCTGCTCCAGCCCGAGCCCGGCCTGCTGGCCCGCCGCTCGCAGCTCAGCCAGCTGCACTGCGGTGACGCCGAGACCCTCGGCCGAGTCGGACAGGTCGTCGATCGCCTTGACCGCCTGAACCAGCCCGCGCACGAACGCCGTCAGGCCGGCCGCGGCGCCCAGCGCCTGCAGGGCAGCAACGGGCGCCGCCAGCCCTTCGAGGCTGTTGGTGATGCCCTTGACCACCCGCGTGACGTTGTCGACGGCGGTAAGCGTGATGACCGCGGGATTATTCGCCACGCTTCAGCCCCTTGATGAAGTCGGCCGGGTCAGCTTCGACCGGCTCCTCGTGCGGTTTCAGGTACGGCGCAAAGTCGAGCGGCCCGAACGGGCGCGCGTTTTCCTTGCGGTTGATGTTGGCCAGCGTGGCGCAGACCAGCCCGCTGGCCACATCGGTGCGCGCCTCGCCCCAGGGCTCCAGCTGGAACAGCGCCCACCATTCGCCGAACTCGTCGGCCGTCATGCGCCAGCCGAGTTCCTCCACGGTGCACCCGAGCGTGCGGGCGAGCAGGAAACGAAACCTGCGCGCCGGGTGCTGCCTTAGTTTTTTTCAGCGGCCTCCACCGCCAGCCCGGCCATCTTCGCCGCTTCGCCGAAAAGCGAAAGCGTGGCCGCGAAGTGCACCGCGCCGAACTGTTCCCACTCATCGACGGTGAGCAGTGGCGTGTCGTCCGGCGCAATGACGGTGGCGGCCAGCAGGCGCGCCACCCGGCCCATGTCCTGCGGGCCGGCTTCGTCGACCAGCGCGAGCCGGTCGCGCAGCAGCAGGCCGCGCACGATGACTTCGCCCCCGAGTTCGGGGACGTTGACGGTCTTCTTCGGCAGCGGCGGCAGCCGCAGCTCGGCGCGGGTGAGTGCCATCAGCTGGTGTACACCGTCGGCAGGCCCTGGAACTCCAGCGAGACCGGGGTCTTGACGATGTCCTGCGCGGTGCCCGTCGGCACGCCGGCGGCGGCCACGAACGCGGAGCCGACCATCTTGGTGCTGTTGGCAAAGGTGAGCAGGATGGCGCGCGTGGTCTTCGTGCGCGTGGCGGTGGCCAGCTGCGCGAGTGCCGCGTTGCTCGGGTCGTAGAACGACTCGATCGACATCGTCATCGGCGACACCACCGTCGGGGCGCGCTTGCGCACGTTGTCGTGCACCGTCGTGATGTCGACGAACTCCGGCTCGCCGCCCGAGACGTTGACGCCCTGCGCCGTGCTCATCGAGGAGCCGAACGTGATGGCGTAGGCGCTGCCGCTGACGAAGGTGTTGTAGGTGGTGGTGTCGATGCCTTCCAGCTCGAAGGTGTTGGTGGTCTGGTTGGCCACGCGCGCGACGACCTGGTCGAGCTCGAACATGCCGACAATGGACAGCAGCACGTAGGTGCCGTTGGCGAGGCCGTGCGAAGTGGAGGTCACGACGCCGGGGTTTGCTTTGGTGATTGCTGTGATCGTTTTCGCAGCGCCGAGGGCAGTCTGCACGTTGATCTGGACGTTTGACCAAAAGGTGTAGGCCATTGCAGTCCTCGAGGGTTAAAGCGCCGAACCGGGCGCCGCGGATGTGGTGACGTAGTCGATGCGGTAGGTCAGCGTAAGCACGCCGAACGGCGCATCGGCCTCGCGGTCGAACTCGACCGCAAGACTCGTGAGCGTGATTTGCCCGCTGGCGGCGGGCAGCAGCGGGCCGAGCGCCATGGCCCCCTCGACTTCTTCGGCGATGGTGTCGAGGTCGTCATCGACCCCGCCGCCCGGCTTGCGCACCAGCGCGCGGACGGCGAGCGTGAGGCTGCGCACCAGCACGCCGGTGGCGTTGGGCTCGATTTCCTCGCCGTCGGTATTGATGAGCAGCGCCGGCAGCTGGTTATCCTCGATCGGATATACCCGGTTGGCGAAGACGTTGAGCCCCGTGAGCGGCAGCCCGGTCAGGCGGGTGACGACGGCGTTGCGGAGCTGGGTGCGGACGTGCATCAGAATCTCACGTAGGCGCGGCCGTCGGCCAGCCGCTCGTAGCCGGGGAAACTCTCGACCACCGCGCGGCGGCAGCCTTCCAGGTGCGCGAAGTCGTCGAACAGGATCACCCCGCCCGGCACCATGCGCGGGCTGAAACTCAGGCAGATGTCGCGTGTGCTCTGATACTGGTCGGCGTC